GTCAACAGAGAATTCAAGTTTGATCATGATAAATGTTCAGTATATTAAACAAAATTGGGTTGTAGCTTATAAGCTACAACCCCCTAGCCTACTTAGACCGCGAAGTCTGTAGCGGCAGAAGTACCGCCACCCAAACGCTCACCGTCTTCCAACTTTTGCAAGTTGCCCAAACCGCAGGCGATACCCTTGGAGCCTTGTTGGTTGTATGGGTAGAATGTCAAAGACACTCGGCCGTAGCAACCAGAGTAGAACTCTTCTGGATCAATAATCGGGTTCAACTCAGCGTCCACAACTCCGGGCTTTTGCACGGTGTTGGCGTTGATAAAGAACGCGCCTTCATACGCGGGATCGTCTTTCTCTGCGTCACCATCACGCAGGCCGCCTTTAAGGCCCTTTGGTACAGTGCCACCGAAGTATGCCGCACTCGCTTGCTTGGCTTTATCAAACGCCGCGTTAATCTTGTCAATAGTCTCCTTGTCCTTCTTGTCGATAATTACCGACACGGAGTACTTGGGGGTTTTGCCCTCTTCACTTGCAACGGGTTTGAACACGTTGGCGTAAGAGAAACGAACTTTACCTGTCACTACTTTTTCATTCTTGGCCATCTTGGCCTCCTTGTTTACTTAATCGATAGCACTTTAAAATAGGTGGCTATCAAGACCCAAACTCCTCTTTCAACTTCGAGGGCACCAGTTTTGGTTCCCCTGCCGGCTTGACAATCAGGTCACCAAGAATTTCTTGGAGGTGCCCTTTGCCTACCTGCTTTTCCAATTGTGCCACAGATTTCAAACTGGGTGTTGTGAATATATCACTAAACCCTGCTTTCTGCAACTTTTTCGCCGCATCCTCTTGTGCCTCAATTTTACGATTTGTGCTTGACTGCCCCAACTCGTAACCTGTAGGCACTATGCCATGTTCCGTAGCCTGTGTCAACATGTAATCTTCAACGTCTGCCAACCACTTGCGTGTTTTGGCCGCGTCCTTGAGTACCTTTGCCAACTCGCTGTCTGACAAGAGTGGTGGCGCCTTGAAATCGGCCGCCGCCGCGACATTGTTAAAGTCCGCTCGGGCTCGGCACTGCGACTTGGCCCTACAGAACTGACAATGATCTCCTGCGACAAAATCCCCTTGGCCGGCATACGCCTTCTTGGCCTTGGGTTTAACTACATGCTCGGCCCAATCTTGCAAACTGTCTAGCGTCACTGTTTCGGTTGTGATGCTGTCCAGTCGGGGCTGGTGGATAGTGTACTCGACATGGGTGATGTTTGGGTGGGCGTCTTTGTACTTGTACCAACCACCAAGGCCATACAGCCTCAGTTGTGGGTTGTCCGCGGCGTCCACTGCAACTCCCTTGCCGAATTTAAGATCAATCACGCGAACCTTGTTCTCGCTCATGATAACCACGTCGGCCGTGCCGAAGCCGTCTGGCACCCACTCGCTGAAGTCCACTCGTTGCTCAAAGTAAGGGGTGTCACCCTCACCAATTTGCGAACGAACGTAGAGCACGTAGTTGTCTACATGCGCCTCGAACTCTTCGTCATAGTAGGGCGTCGCCTTGACCTCTGCAATGGCCTCGTTGTACTCCTTGGCCGAGATCTGCCCAAAATGACGGCGTAGCTTGGCCTCTGCCATGGTGTGGGCTGTGGTGCCCTCTTGGCTGAAGTCAAACGCGCCGGCTTTTCGTTTAGGTTCGGGGAGTACGGCCTCTAGGCGTGCGCTTGGTGTACAAGACATCCAACGCTTGGACCCTGAGGCACTGAGTAGTGCATGTGCTGTGATGATGCTCTCCTTTATACAAAGGTGAAAAAAGCCCCGTGAGGGGCTTACGGATTTGTTGGTATTTGTTGCTAAATACCAACGGTTTGTTACGCCGCTTTTTTAAGCGCCGTAATCAGGTCGGTAACTGCACCAGAAAAATCCAACACGACGTCGGCCTTAACTTCAAGCTTGTTGTTCTTGTCGTCACGATAGTCCGAGGGAAACTGTCCACGTAATGCGATTTCAGCCACCCTGCTGTTAAAGGCCTTGTTCTCCACGTTGGCAAGCAACTGGGTTTCCCAGTAAGCCTGTGAGTGGGTGATGGCCATGTCCAGTGCTTCAGCAAACTCTGGGTGGTTTTTCTTAAACGTCTGCGCGGCGGTGGAACTAATTCCGATGCTCGCAAACATCATTTTTTGGGACGCGCCTACCTTGCCCAACTCTATCAGTTGGTCGCACATCTCCGGTTTGAACTCGTATTTGGATTTGGTTGCCATGGTGTTACCTTATATTCAAGGCCTAAAAAGGCCTTTCCTATATAGAATTACCCATTTTGCGAGGGTTTTTCGACCCTCTGAACCTGAGTATTTGCGTCTCGCACCTGTGCACGGGCCTTGGCCTCACGTAGCGCCTCGTTTACGACCAACCGCGTCACCGCTCCGGCCATTTCCTGAATGCGTTGCTCTTTTGGTTTTACGCCCAAAGATGCTAATAAATTTGTTGCTTCGTTTGCCATAATTACACCTTATTTTCGTCAAGTTTATGATCACCGCACCAGTCGCTGAAAAAGACTGTCGGATAGCCTCCCATTGTTGGTGCATGCCGACGGCAACGCCCAACCACTCTTTCCACTTCTACTGTAGCTACCTTCTCCACAAACCACATGCAGGTAGCGCAACTCATACCCTTGGATCGGTGGATCCATGGATCGTTATGTTTTTCTTCAAGTGAAATCACTTCACCGTTTGCCAGTTTTGCCCATTCTTCTGCTGTCATGTCAACCTCTCCATGTGATTGCTTTGACGGCCCACATCTGGGCAGTTTGTGCCTCTGTAATGGCCACACTGGCCACACTGGCCATGCGCTTGACTTCTGCGTTGTCAGTCAAGTTGCGCAAGTAGTTCATGCGGTCGATAACCGCGGCGAACTCTTGCTTACATTTGTCAACCTCGTGTGAATTGCTAGGGTTAAACGTCAACCCCACTGCCTTTTCTCCAAAAGATAATTCACGTTCTGTCATGCTAACCCTTTCTTTTGCTGTTCACGGAACCTACGTAAGTCCCGCAGTATGAAATCCCGTTCTTCTTCGTTCTCAAAGTGCCAAATTGACAGCACGTCTTGACCGTTTTCAAACATGGGATGCTTGGCGTCAACCTGAATGTCTATTCTAGGCCATCCATGGTCAACGTATTCTATTATGTACCCGTTCACAATCTTAATTCCTTTCGTATCTTAGCGACAGCCGCCGCAAAGTGATAGCGCCAGTACTTTTGGGTCACAGCCAAGTCGTGGTAGTTATACCCCGCTAGGTGTGCCTCAATGATTTCCCTCTGCTGTGGGGACAGCTTCTCGGCCACGACGTTATACACGTCTTGGATTGTGTCTGGCCCCCACGGCGCCCACCCTGCGCCGCCAGTGGTAGGTTCTGAGGACGAATCCTCGTGTTCAAGAGGGTCCGGCTCTTCATCTGAAAGGCGGCGAATTGTGGCGTTTACTTTGATCATTGGAACTTGAGCGCGTTCATTAACGCGTTTTGCATGTCGATCTTCCCTTCTAGCACATCCATGACCTGACTGTCAATACTTTTTTGCATGGTCAGGTGATGAATAATCACAGGCTTTTCTTGCCCCTGCCTAAACAGGCGCGCGTTAGCTTGTAAGTAGTCTTCACTGGACCATGGTAAATCGAACCAAACGATCTGTGCCGTATCACCCACGTTGCACTGTAGGTTCAGGCCGATGCCCACGCTTTTAGGGTGGCAAAGTAGCACTGAGACCTTACCAGAGCGCCATAGGGCGATTGTTTTCTCGTCGTCAGGGTCAAGTAGCACCGCGTCAGGAATCGCGTCCTGAAGCCGTCTTAAGCTGTGTTTAAAGTTGTAGAACACAATGGTAGGTGTGTCGTCCAACATGTCGGTTAGGTATTCCAGTTTGGTGTCGTGGATGTGGATAACCTCCTTGGTTTCAGAATATATCGACCCCGCGGTCATTTGCAACAGCTTGCCCGTGAGCACGCCAGCCGAAGCCGCTGTGAGAGTTTCCTCGTCGACCTCTACCACCATATCTTTGCGCATGGTGTTGTAGGCCTGTTTGGCCGCCTTCTCCCACTCGATGGTGTGCACAATGTCCTGCCGTTGTGGCATGGTCAAGTAGTCCTCTTTCCTTAGTGATACGCAAATGTCCCCGATCAGGGCGTCAATCTGTTCTTTGGCGTTGGGCTTTAACTTCCAACTCCACACCATGCCGGTCCTACGATCTCTTGTCTCTGGCTCGAAGAACTTCTCCTTGTATGAAGTCATCGATTTCCCTAATCGTTGGCCCAAATCCAAAATGCCGACTTGGGTCCACAGGTCTAGGTACGACTTGGGTGTTGGCGTGCCCGTCAGTATGTACCGGTGCTCGAACGTCTTCAGTTGTCCTTTCAGCGATTTCCATCGTTTGGAGGATGGATTCTTGAACCTGCTCGACTCGTCGATTATCAAGGTCTTCCAACGCGGCAAGGACGCCTGCTCGAAAAGCCATACCACGTTTTCGACGTTGATCAAGTAAACGTCTGAATTGCTCTTCAATGCTGTTAGCCGCTCCTGTGGTGTTCCCACAATAAGGGCAAACTTCATATTCTCTGTGTGCGTCCAATTCTGTGCCTCTTGCTTCCAAACATTTTTAACGACCGCCTTTGGTCCAATGATCAGCGTCTTGCCCTCAAGTTGGCTGAGTATTGTCAGGGCCGTGATTGTCTTCCCGAGCCCCATATCAACGAACAACCCTGCATGCGGTTGGGTTTTACTCTCTTGCACTAACCTTTGCTGGTAGGGGTGTAAATTGTTTAATGTCAACATCTGTAGCCTGCTCTTTCCTTAGCTGTAACGTCGTTAATAAAGTCATGGTTCGTTGAGCCAAATTTGTAGGCACTTGAAAGTTTGCCATTGGTGGTCGATCTATTACTTCTTGTTCATTCATTTGTTTCCCTTTTTTAAATTTTCCTTTTTTGGCAACACTTGAAGATTCCAAGGCACATGCAGGCCACTTACATTTTTGCCTTGTAAAGGAACAATGTGATCGACGTGGTAATCCTGCCCAGTGTATATCCTAAACGCTATGGCCACGGTATAGAATGTTTCTATCTCTTCTAATTGCTCCGGCGTAAGCCAATGGGGTGTGCGTTGCATTTTAGCCGCGCGCCGTTTAGCTGTTTTGGCATTAACTTTATCAAGATTAGTTTCGCGCCATTGCCGACTAGACTCACGTATTTTATCGCGGTTGTTCTCACGATAGTTTTGAATGTAGCCGAGGTTGTTCTCACGCCATTGACGTCCGTAGTTAAGCGCCTTGTCGCGATTGGCTTCGCGGTATTGACGATTGGATTCACGCGCCTTATCGCGGTTGGCCTCATAGTATTGCTGATTGTACTCGCGCACTTTGTCACGATTGGCTTTATAGTGTTGCGATCGACAAACTTTACAGTGGTCTTGCAGGCCATCTGCGCGCGATTTGGATTTATTAAAATCTGAAAACGGCCTATGTTCGCCGCATTTTGTGCAGTGCTTTGTCTGCATTGATGTGTCCTTATCTAACAAGTTGATGAGGTAGCCACTGAGATAAGCAGTGGCGCGGGTTAATTACTCCCTTCCCTCATAACTAATTACCCACACAAACATAAGTAAAAGCCCTAGTATCCCGCTTTTTCTCTGGCTGTTAGGTCGTTAACAATCCGATGGCGAACAGGGCGGGTCAGATAGGTGTTTGCGGGATCTCCTAATGGAGGTGGCTTGGCTCCTCCGCTATTGACTTCTTTAATTTTATCATGTGTCCAGTCTGCAACCTTGTAAAGGTCCTCTTGGGTTGCGTTGGACTTGATCATGTTTGCTTTGTTACTTAACCACGCCACATTGCCTTTAACGTAGCCCTTCTCTGGAATGATGCGGTCCAGACTGGGTGAATCCGGACCGCTGACACCCACGGCGCCTGACTGCCCAAAACCCCAAAGAATTTTGGTTCTGAAGATTGGACAGTAGTCAGGCGCGATAGCGCACAGGTAGTTGTGATCCAACTCAAACGGGATCCCGCCTTCCTTTGCGCGTCGCTTAATGTTATACATTGTTTTGGCAATGTGGTTGCGCTTCTTAGCCTCGTGCACTTCGTCGTCGGTCATAGGTCATCAACGAATTGGTCGACCTGTTGCTCGCTTGACAGCACGTGTGTCTGTACTCCCCTCGCTTGCAACTCCTTGATCATCAACTCCTGCCTTGCGCTTAGTTTTCCCTTTGGGTCCTTCAACTCCACTGGAATCACCTTGCTGTTGTGAAACACTAGCCTGTCCGGCACCCCCGTCGTCGACGGACTTACCCACTTCAGGCACAGGCCCCCCTTCTCCTTGACCTTTTTTACCAGCCTTTGCTCGATTTTCTTTTCGTTTTGCAATTCGACCAACCTCCACTAAACAAGCTGTGAACATCTGACGCACCAACCACTCGGTCAGGTACGCACGCGTCTCTTCACCGAAGTCGTCTACGTCCTCGCCAATGTGGTCAAGTATACGTGAGATCACGTGGGTCGATTCGTGCGCCACCACACTGGCCAGTAGCGCCGCGTTGTCGATGCACTCTTCAAGGTTGAACACCACAATGATTAGCGCCTCTTTGGTGGTTGCAAAACTGTGCGTCTCTGCAATTCCCAACTCAAGCGGCGCCATCTCTGGCTTTGCTGTGATGCTGTGGTCCTCCAGTGCCTTGTAAAACGCCTTGGATGTAAAGCACATCTTTACAGGCACTGGATAGAACCCGACATCAACGTGGTAGTAAGTGTTGCTCAAAATATTTCCTCGCGTTCAAAATTGCTGATACTGTCTACGTACTTCTGCGCCTTGGGCTTCAACTTCAAACCTAGGTACACGTTGGTCAACTCGCCGTCGATGCGGACCCTTGCGGCTGTCACGCGGTGGTCCTGCGTTGCCGCAAGAAACCTGCGCTTAAACGCCATGTCACTGCCGGGTGGTATGTTCTTGGCAGTGGCCCATTTGCGCCAACACACAAACACGTCGTCCTTCAGCGCCGTCGCGTCTAGGTCGTAGTCTAGTGCGTCTGTAACAAATGACCCGATTGGGTTGCCCAACTCCTCCATCAACTCCAGTAGCTCGCGCCCTGTTGTTGGTTGAATGAATCGTTGACCATCTCGTGCCATGCGTCGTTGCTGTCCTGCAATGGCCCAGTTAAAAATGGCAGGCAACTCCTTGGCCAACTTGTCGGCCAACAGCGTGTCCTCTTTGCCGTAAAAACTGTTGCTCATTTTCAGCACAATCATACGGCCGGTCAGGGCGTTGGAGTTTTCTGTTAACTGCAAGGCCTCGTTAGAGTAGATCACAATGCGCGTTGGCAAATAACCACTCCAAGCTTCCTTGTTCTTGCGGTTCACAGTCACAGTATCCCCGCCAACAATTCGGAGCAACTGGCTCACTACAGCGCCCCTGTTGCGCTCCGGTGCGCGTGCGTCCGTGAAACTCGCTAGCAATTTTCCTAACCATGGTTGAAGTCCAAAAGTATCGCATAACTCATCCAGTTGTGGCGCCACTGTGTTGTGTTGCCCCAAGAGGCTCACGAGCACCTTGTTGATCGTTCCCTTGCCGGAGCGGCGTGGTCCAATGATGTTGAAGAATTTCTGCTGTGACGAATCACCGCTCAGAATGTAGCCGAACATCTCCTGCAGGCAGGTGATGCTCTCTGGGTCGTCGCTCCACACGTCTTGCAGAAACTTCTCCCACGTTGGGCACGTCGCGTTGGGGTCGTATGCAAACGGCAAACTGTTCTGCGTGAAGAAACCCAAACTGTGTGGGATCAACACGTTTTGCTCAGTGTGAAAAATGCCGTTCTCAAGTGACACCAACTTGCTTGGGTCTGGTCTGTCCTTGCCGTAGCCCTCAAGCCACACTGGGGGCTTGGTGTTGGCCGTGTTGGGCAGGTGGGTGACCGCGTGCACCGCGTCAAGGATCGACGACACGTGCGCCGGTGTGGGGTTGAACGGCATCAGGTTCTGCTTCTTGTCGTACTTCTTGCACCGGTCCAAGAACGTGTACAACATGGAGCGCACTGTGGCCTCTTCAATGTCTTGGTAGTGCGTGCCCTTGTACTGGAACATGTCACCCGCGTAGGTTGTGAGTGACGTGCCTTCCTCGCACGTGAACTGGCTTGCCAAGAACTCTTTGGCGTGGTTGAGGGGCCCGCCTGTGAGCACCTTCTCGCCGTTGGCCACCACCTCGGCCTCCTTGGCCTTGTTGACCTTGAACACCAGTGAACGCAGGGTGGTGCCACCACTGCCTCCAAAGCTGTCCCACTTGGCCGCACAGTGTCCTGCCGCGTATGACCCACAGGCCCCGTCGTTGTCAGACCACCGGTCCCACAACTCCAGTGCCTCGTAGTCGCCACCGAACTGGTGGTGCAGGGCCATGCCCACGGCCAACCAGTCTGTGTACCCACAGTCAGGGTCCAGTTGTGTCAGCAGGTCGGTTTCAACGCGGGCCAAGTCCCACCCGTCCAGAGGCGGGCTGTAGTCTGCGAACGCGTCGCCTGACCGGTAACTGCGGCGTGCGGGCACGATGTGCTGTAGGTCCTGCTCTTCCTCTGGGACAGAGCCCCCGAGGCTGTGGCCTGTCACAGTGAAGTAACGACCCTTTGGGTATATCTCTAAACCCTTCTCGTGGTCAACGTGCGCGGCGTGTAGCTGTGCGCGTGTAAAGATCTTAATGCCGGTGCCTGAGGGGCTTACCTCTGCGTATCCCAAGACCGCGTTTTTAATGGCCTGCGCTTCAGGCGTAAGAGACGTTGGACCCTGAACGGCATCCATGCAGTCGTCCAAGTCAATGCCCATGATGCCGTCGCTACCATCAAACACAAAGCCAACACCATCGAAGCGGCCTGTTTCATAAGCTTCTTGTGCATGGAGAAAGTCACACCATGTTGTTGGGTTTGTGGAACTTGCTGACGACCCATTTGATTGCAGTGGTAACTTTGACCACCGCTTGTTCGACCCTTCTCCAACCTCGACCAATCTCCAAAGAACCCAACGGGAGATTTTCTTCAGGCTGATCGGGATGCTCTCGAATTGAACTGACAGTACTGTTGGCTTGTTCATGCGCCTCTACCTTTATGATGTTTCCAAGTGGTGAAATTATTTTTTGTCTTTGGCCTTTGGCCATCTGTGCCAAATGCTTTCGGTCGCAGTCTAACACACGCGCCGCCTCACGTAAAGAGGAGTATTGCAAAATGATTTGGTTGCGTGGGTTGCCCTTGTATTCAATTTGTACGCGCACTCTCATTTAACACCCCGCATGTGGTTAGACGCGTCTTCACGCGCCTGTTTCATTTCCATGAGGCTCATCTCTACTTCTTTAATTTGCTCGTCCATCTCGTTGACGATGGCTTGGCCGTACTTGTCTGCCGCCTGCTCGGGGGACAGGTTGTTTCGCATGGCCTCTTGCAGTGGCGTGTCTTGCCCCTCTGGTTCGTAGTAACCGAACTGCACGAGGCCCTGCATTTCCATGACTGTAATGGCGATCATGGGCGTGATGAGCACCAGCAACAGCGCGGTGATCGGGTCCAAAAAATAACTTGACACCAACGCCAACACGGCGCCAAACAAATAGATTGCGTAAATAATTTTTTTCATGCGGGTTCCTGACAGAGTTTTAAAGCCTCGATGACCAACTCGTTTATGTTGGCCAGTATTTGGTTGCCGTCTGCCTCGTATTTGTAGTGCAGGCGCAGTTGTTCTGAAATGTCTAGCAGGGCAAAGATCGCGTCTTGGCCGTGCAGTGCGTACCGCAGTTTGTCCTCGTCTTCAGGGTACTCGAACTCAAGTATGGCCTTCATGCTTTTTTCCAATCGTATGAATCATCTTCTTCTCCAGCACGTGCGCGGTCCTCAAAGATGTATTTGGGTTGGTAGTTTTTGCAGTAGTCGATCCACGCCTCTTCGTACTTGATGTATTCCAAGTTTGGAATAAACAAGGGTGTTGCGCGGCCGTCTTCTTTGATGGACCCTAGACAGCGCGTTGCCGGTGTGCGGGTTGCACGCCAGACCTTACGCGCTCGGCGCACACGTAGCCACGCCTCCCTGACGTCTTCGGTCCACTGCGCCGCCTGTTCGGGTGGCAGTTTTTTAAGGTTGGCTTCGTATTGTGCGCGCTCGTTGTCTGTCATCTCAGTCCTTCGTTGTGTACAGCTTGCCTTCAGCGATGGCGCCCTTGAGCACGCCAATGAATGCAAAATTTAGCAGGTACTTGGTGGCCAGTGGCCCCATGTTGATGGTGCAGTCACAGGACCCGTCTTCGTTCTCCTTGACGGCCTCCACAGTGATGTAGTCAAAGTCCCTAAGGTCAACTTCTGAGATCATAATCAACTCGCTAGTTTGTACAGGCCGACGTTTGCAAACGCGTAGCCAAGGTACGTTAAACACATAGGCATGTTGCCCTTGAGCCCCTGCTCAACTGCCACGCCCGCATAAATTAGCCCTGTAAGGGCAATTAACCACCCGCTCATGCTATTTCACCTTAATTTTGACCCTGTGGGGTCTACTGCACTCGGCCTCCACCAGTTTGGCAAACTTCCTCAACTCTTTGTCGTAGTCGCACGACCAGTCTATGGTCGCGCCCTTCGGTTTCCAGTCGCAGTCTGACCACATGATGAAACCCGCCTGTTCGGCCAATTGTAACATTCTAGCACGTTTCATGCCAACTCCTTTAGTCTTGCAACAGAGAAGCGGCCAATCATGCGCCATTTAGTTTCGGGCCCGAAAACCGCCTCTTCAACAACAGGCGCACGTCTTACAAATAAGTACTTGCCTTGGGTGTTCATGGCAAACCTTTCAAACTGTATGGCAAACTGAATTATTGCCTGTTCTTCCGTATCCCAATATCCTCCCGTTTCTTCCGTCTCTTCATTGCCACCAATAATATGATGTCCCGTAAATCTTAATGGAAAATCTTCGGTCACTGGTTTAACAGGGGCCGCACCATAGCAAAACAACATTTTGTCTCTCATGCCAACCCCCTGTACGTCAACTCGGGGCAGGTGTAGGTGGTGCCCTTCCAGTCTGCGTGGTACGCGGTTCTGACCTTGTTGGCCTCGAACTCGGCCGCCTTCTTGGCCTTCAGGGCGCGTCGGTACGCGTTCACCTTGTCCCTGTTGGCCTTCGCGTACTCGCGCTCACGCTCACGCTTGCGCGCCAGTCTGCGTTGGTTGGCCTCGAACACGTCTTTGATTGTTCCTTTAGTCTGTCTCATCGTCTATGTCCCTCATGCTGTTTTGAAATATTTCCGCCTTGACCACCTCCAGTATCCCGAGCACTGTCGGCACGTATAGCGTGCCGTCGTACTTCTCGATCGCCTTCATGATCTCAACGAATAGCCCCTTGGCCATTTTCCCTTGGTCGGTGTCGTACTTCATTCTAATACTCCAGTCCTAAATCTCTGGCGTTCTCTGCCTTCTTTTCTAGGGCATCGTTTGCTAGACATTTCTCAATGGCTGTGATGGCAGGGTCAACAATGTGCCAATTGCTTCCATCTACTGCATATTTCAACGCATCCAATGCCATGCGCATCACTTCTCTTTCTTCTTTAATCATAGCATCACCAATCGTGTCATCATAATAGTCGGAAAAAACACACCTACCATGGCACAAATAAACCGAGCGCCGTCACTCCAGTTTCCTGCGTTCAGGTCCCAACACACAAATGCAAATGTGAAGTATGTAGCGGCTACCCAAGACAACCCTGCGAGTATAAGAACTAATAGCTTGGTCATACTTCTATCCTTTTGACCTTGTAAAAGTACTTCTTTGCCGTTCTGTTTTTGATCGCGGCCACTGCTTTGGCGTTTTCTTTATGCTCGAAAATGTGGCCATAGATAGTGAACGCGCTGTAAATACCCCAACCATACGGGTCGCGGAATACTTGGTGCTTACAAACTAGGTAGCGTGTCATACCACCCCCTTGCGGGCGCAGGGCGCGCGTTCTGCGAACACCGCCGCCAGTAGGTGGTCTGCTCCCTTGTCGGGGCCCTTGTACCGCGCCAGTCCCTCGCGGGTCCACTTCAACAGTGTGTCGCGGGTCGGTGGCATGCCCGTGGGGCAGTGCACGATGCCCTCCATGGCGTCGTACGCGCCCATGACGTACCCTGCCGCCTGCACCGCCTCGGGTGTGTACTGGTCACGCAGTGCGGCTCTGAGGTTGTCGATCGACAACTGCGCGGAGTGAGCACTCACTTCAAATGAGGCGCACCCAATCAGCACGAGGGTCCTAGCTAGTTTCAACACTGTCGTCGTCTTCATACCTGTACTCCATCTTAGCCGATAGGCTGTCTAGTTGATCATACGCGTCGGGGTTCCATATTGCCTCGTCTAACGACGGGCCAATGAGGGTCTGGTTGATGGACCACACCTCACCCTCGCGGGTGAATAGGGGCCTCAGGTGCCGACCCAACATGGCGTCGTCAACTAATCGGTCCGCTCGTGCGCGCTCCAATTCGTACGACCGCTTGTAGGCCTCCACCAAGTTAATCATTCGGTCAATCATCATTCTTCACTCTCTTCTATTTGGTCGCGTTTGTACGCGTCTAGTGACACGGGTTGTCGTTGGCTCACAACCAGTCTATCACGCACGCGGTTCTCTGACAAGCCTGTTATCTTGGCCACCTCTTTGGGCGTGGGCTCCCTGTTGAGCACTTGGGCCAACTCGGTTTCCACCCGCTTGATCTTGCGCAGGTCCTCCTGCACCGCCACGGGCACGTGGATCAGTAGCGCCTTGTTCTCCACCGCACGCAGTACTTGGCTCTTAACCACTGTGCGCGCGTAGGTTGCAAACCGGCCCTGTGGTTTCCATTTGTGTGCCGCCTTCATGAGGGCCATGTAGCCCTCTTGCAACAGGTCGTCGCGGGTCATACTGCCTGCCATGTCCCACTGTGGGAGTTTCTGCACGATGTAAACCACGAGGCCCATGTTGGCCTCCACCAAACGCTCGTGGGCCTCCTCGTCACCCTGCGCGATCCGGTGGTGCAGGTCGATCTCCTCCTGCGCTGTCAGTAGTGGCTTTCTCATTATTTCTCCAGTGTAAGGCGCTCAATGTGGCGCGCGAACTTGATGTCGTTCTCTGTCACGTCGTTGGGGTCACACTGGTACACCGCGGTGGCGCAGTCCACGATCTCTGTGGCTGTGAGGTACTGGTGGTCGGCATTTTGGTAATCCATCATAGCCTGCACGCCATCCTCCCTGCCGGCCTGATACGCGTCCCACCCTTCACAATCGCACACGTACCGGTCTGCACTGTGGCTTGCTTGCCTGTTAAACCCGTGTGGTGCCTTGGGGTGCGGGTTGCATTTAGGTATTTGTGGTTTTGGCTCTATGACAACCTGCACGCTGTCCCATATCGCGTGGTTCAGTATCTCTGTCAACTTCAATGCTTCTTCTTTGGTCATGTGATGTCTCTCTTTTCAAATTGGTTGCAGTGGATGCAACACCTTGTTTGGTATGGGTATGTTGGTTTATAGTAGTTTGGCTCGGGCTTCTCAGGCGTCGACCACGCGGTCCATTTGTGTCTGCAATTGTTCCAGTGCTCGTACGCGTCGATGATGCCCCCGAGGATCAGCGCGCAGGCAATACACCCCGCGAAAATCCACAACATGAACATTTCAGGTTGCATGATGTAGTGGCTCCTCTTTGACTGTCACCTCGGTCCACGCGGGTAGGTGCACCACGTCGCCCTCTTTGTTTTTGCAGTGTGAATACATGCCGTCAACTCGGTAGAAGTAAATCTCTTCGCCTGTGTCCAAAATGACTGTGCTGTGTCTTGGCACCTCGTATAGCTTCATTTTTTGTCCTTCACGTTGGCAATGACGTCTGTGTACTCTTGGTCCTGTGGGGCACGCAGGTCGAACACCGCAAAGGCATTTTGGCCTCCCTCGCGCCAGTGTAGGTGGTCTTCACAGGTTTTGGCAACTTGGTCGGCCTCCTCCTTGGTTGCGTAAAGCCCCACCACGTTGGAACTCACGCCACACTCGATGCACCCCACGTTGAACACCATCCAAGGCCTGAACACTAGGCTGTCGTACTCTCGGTCCATGGCCTTGTTGCGGTTTTTAACGTCGCGAATTAGGTCCATGCGCAGTTTGGACTCGCGCTCGATCCTGTTGAATTCTTCGTCTTCTTGGTTCATAGGTCCTGTTCCTCCCAATCATCAGGCAAGTCCCACACGATCAGTGGGGTGTCCTTGCCAATGTACGCGTTATCTAGGTTGAAGTCAATGTAATCCAAGGCCTCGTCCCACTCCATGCCGTCCCTGTTCTTAAGTAGGTCGATTATCCTGTCCCCACTGTACACCAGTGTGTGGGCCCTCTCCCCGTCTAGGTAGATTTGTGTAAACCCAACAAGGGCGTCGTCTAGGTCGTCCCACTTTTTCATTGCTCCCTCGCTTTCATCATTGCGTCTGCCATGCGATATGCGCCTTCTGCCATCTGATCAAACCATTCTTGGTCAGACTGAGAACCAATTTGATCTCTGAAATTTTGCAAAGCCCTTGCCGCAAAGTAGTCACGCAGGGTCATGCTCACCGCGTGGTTGTCTGTAAAGTGTGTTGGTTTGTCCATGTCAATCTCCCTTTGCCTCGAATTCCCTGATCAGGGCGTTTAGCCACCGGTGGCGGTACTTCTGCACCTGCACGTTATTGTAGGGGTCTTTGTTCATTGGTACAAACCCTCGATCTTTCAACCAACTTGTAACTGACACGTTGTCTTTCAGTCGACGTTGAATTACGTGTCTGGCGCGGTCTGCCGCCCTTCCTGTCACCAAATCGGCACACTCCGCGTCATGAATCGCGCAACAAATATAGTCAGTCTTGTCCTTGTTGCCCTTGCTCAAGAATTTCTTGGCCGCGCGGAACACCTCGCTCGTCTTTTTCATCTTCATTTTGTTTCTCCAAATTTAATAAGAACACATACCTTGCATCCGGCCTGCTTGCAAACCACCTGCTCAGTCTACCATCGTCGTCCTGCAGTAACCCTGCCGGCCATCCTGTTTTTCCGGTCATAAGTTATCCACAGTCGTAAAAAAGCAACACTTTTAAAAATGAATACTTTCGTTTAGTTTTGTTCAGGGTGTTCAGGGTGTCGGGGTTATTTATTTATTTTTTAAAAAAAAAAAAAAAAAAAAAAAAAATCAAAAATAGAGTTTAGACCCCGACACCCTGAACACCCTGAACAAGAACAATACTTTAGTATTCATTTTTGTTCGGGGCCTCTGAAACTTACAGCAAACTTACGTGTTGCTTAAAATTTAAGCAAATCAGTCAAAAATGCACACTACGCACACCAAAACAAGGGCCCACCTTGTCTGTTTGGCCGCCCACAGGACCAGTGCACCGAATAGGCCTAGTAGGGGCAGTGTCATGATGGGTACACCACCCTGACCGGTGTATCGGGCGGCAAACGGGCCGTGAAGGCCTCAATCGCCTCTAGGCGCGATTTTCCGACGTAGGTGCGGCCTGACCCTGCCCAAACCTCCCAACGCTCCTGTGTGGCGTTATACGCTACATGTATATTGATCATTTGATTTTCTTTTCATGGACAAGTTGAGTAAATGTGTCAAACAGGCGCTCAAAGCGCATCCTGTACAACTCCTGCATGCCTAGTAGCACGTTCATCATGCGGTCTTGGTCCTCGTACAGGGCCTCGGTGCTGTAGATCATGTCTAGGTCGTCCACGACGCCCCAACACTCAATGATTTGGTCTTCTAGGGTAAATCGGTTGATCTTTGGTTCAGTCTTCATGTCATGCTCCTGTTAAGGGTTTTCCCGAATAGGTCAAATAGGTCGTTTTGTGCCGCCTCTTTTTGACCGCACACCAGTAGGCGCTCGATGTCATTAAGTTGGTCGGGGCTGATCCATAGGCCATTGCCTGCACCATCGTCGGGGCTTGTCACCACGTAGCCCCAGTCCCGCAGGTACTCGGCCACGTCGCGGATGTCGTAGTCTTCTAATGATCTCATGCTTTCTCCAATGGTTCGTATGTCATTTTGAAAATGTCGGGCTTGCATGGGTAACGCTCACCCTTTACACCCGTGATGATCCAGTCACCCTCGGTTACTTCATGGCTTCCCTCAAGGGTGTCGATGCGGTACCCTGTGGGTGACGTGCCGTCCTTGTATACACCCTCGGGCCAACCCTCAGGGGTATTGACCCAAAACTGTGTGGCCTCGATCACCACGGGTTTCTTTATGAATCTCATGCTTTCTCCTTCTTTGGCACCTTGACGGCCAGTATGTGCTTGTCACCTAGTCTGCGCACCGCGCGCACCCACTGGCGCATGTTGTGGCGGGCTGTACTTGTAGGTACCATTTCGTGAATGAAAATGGAACGTATGTGTTTCAAAATGCGTGTGTTCATCGTGGGATCTCCAATACGTCTTCAATGTGCCAGTCGTCGGGGTCACAGTGCGTGTCGAACACACTGCCGTCTAATTGCTTGGCCTTCTCGTAGGCCTCGTCAAGGCTGTTGGCCTCGATCTCGGTCTCGCACATCGCTTGGTAGGACGCGCGGACCTTGAACTTGCGTTTCTTGGCCGCGGGCCACTCTTGCTTGAAGTAGTGGATCATGTTGTCGTTTTGGTCGTAGACCTCCACCCACAGGGTGCCGGCAACCATGGCAACACTGACCCACCCGTTGTCTTGCTCGACCAACACGTCAACGTGCTGTGGCCGGTTTTGTTTTGCTAATAAAGTCATGCTGTCTGCTCCTGTTTGTAGGTTTGGTAGGTGGCCTCGATGTACTCTTTGGCCGCGGCCATGCTGTCGTGGTGCTTGGTGCCCTTGTCCGTGACCAACATGGTCACAGGGCGTCGGTCTTCGTGCAGACTGCGCAGGTCACCAAACGATAACCACCCCACCTTCTTGCCGTCGAAGAACACGTCTTGGCCGTCGCAGGCCCTGTCAATTTTGTACTCGATCATACTGCCTCCCCGATGTAGATGGTGCCGGCCAACTTGACCGACAGAATGGTTTCTTTGTTGATTGCGCGGTACTCTTCTTTTTTGACGTCGAACACTGTCAGGTACTTGTCCGCGTCAAGGGTTGACTCACCGCCTTTCAGGTGCTTGGTCACACCGAGGCGGCAGAGCATGGCGCGCTGTGTGCCGTCTTTCTTGACGAACACGACGCTGACGAAACGGCCGTTTGATGCGGCCACGATTGAAGCTAATTCATTGCTGTTCATGATGATTTCCTTTTGGTTGGTTGCTGATACTACTATGGTCAACTGGGGGTGAATTCTGTTTGCTCTCTCAAGTACTCGCGCACTGTGTCCATGTCCTGTTCGCTGACTGTCCACGATGGCGCGCCACCATCCAAGCATAAGCCACCGGTGCCGCGGCCGTATTGGTCGGTGCCCAGTATGGTCTCCACATAGTACCGGCTGATAAACTGCCCGTCCTCGGTGTGTGGGTATCGGTTGTCGTAGAACTCGACCATTGGCTTGTCCTCGTCATGGGTGAGGCAATAGTCGCGGCCGTATCGGTCACCCTTGCGCACAATGCGCACGTTAAATTTGTCTACTGTGATCATGCTGTGTGCTCCTCAAAATGGAATGTCTTCAAAATCTGTGATGGCCTGCTGTTTGACGGCCTTGGCTTTGGGGTAGATATAGACGTCTACTGCGTCGGGGTCAATGTACGCTTCAAAGTATTCGTTGACCAGTGCCTCGGCCTCCGCGCGTGTGTCGCAGGCCTTGAGAATGTAGGGCACAGTGCCCATGGCCGCGTCGGTGTATGGGCAGTAGGCTAGTCCCTCGGCCACCACCACGTACTTGCCGTCTTCGTGTGCGGCACGCACTTGGTCCATGGTGCGCGTGATGCGGTCCCATTTTTGGATTTGTGCCGTTTCGTATGCGTTTTGGAATTCGATCATTTTGTGTGCTCCTCGTAATTTTGTGCAAAACCGATAACGTGCGCGTTGAGGCGCGCTTGGTCTGTAACCTCTGCGAACAATTCATGCTTGATGATGCCGTCGCGTACCTTGGGGGCCAAGGTCCAGATCACGAACTTGTAGTCCCCGTTGAAGTATTCCACGGCCACGCACACCCCGTGTGCACTGCAGTGGGTGTCGGCCAATGCTTTGTGGGCCATCTTTTTGTAGTAGATAAAGCCACCGACGTCGTCGTTATAAATTGGGTCTGCTGTCATGGTGTGTTCTCCTGTTTGGTTGGTTGTACTACTATGGTCAACTGGGGGTGAATTAGATTGGCGCGTCTTCTTCGTTGTCCGGATTGAACTTGGGTTTGCGCTGATCTTTGTGTTTGGGGTTTGGGAATGGGGGGAATGGCCAATTTTTTGTCATGGTTTCATCACGTAAAGTAAGTAGTAGAAAAACGGGCCACCAATGATGGCGGCCAAGATCATTGCCTCGATTAGTTCGCGTAGGTATTTCATGATTTGAATGCCTCGTTGATATTGTTGTACTCGTGCAGTGCCTCGTTCAGGTCGTTGCGTGTGCCGACGTTTTCTTCGCGTGTCATGTTGTCGCTGTGGTAGTCGAGCAAGTACTCGGCCATCTCGTACAGTTGGCCAACTTTAAGCTTGGCCCACTGCTCTTGGGTGATTGTGATTGTCTTCATTGTTTTGCTCCTGTAAGTGTTGCTAATTCTGCGCTTGATACGATCTTGGTTTTGCCGTGTGTCCGAAGTGAAAACCGGACGGCCTGCAGATAAGTGCAGGGGACTGTCAGCGAATACCACCGGTCATTGAACTCGTCGTGTCTGACCACAAAATAGTCTTTTTTCCATGCTGTGCTTTTCATGATGCCATCCATTCTGCGTAGGTTTTGAGGGGCCTGCCCTCGTTGGTGATGTCACCACCCTTGCCGTTGTCAGCGCAGACCAAGTAGATTTGGTACTCTTGGTCGTTGGTGCCTCGGGTTTGTGTCTGCCAGTCTTGTTGGTACTCTAGTTCCATGGTGTGCTCCTGTTGTTGATACTACTATGGTCAACTGGGGGTGAATTAAGCGCTTGCGCGCTGTTCACTGAAACGTCGGGCCTTGTTGCCGTGGACGATGATCACTGGGCTTGCGCCTGTGGATTTGGTTGTGCCGTTGCACGCGCCACACGTGTCGCACAGTTTGCGCTTGCCACCCTCTTCCGAGGCAGGGCAGATAAACTCGCGGTCTTGCAGGGTCTCTGTTGCCACGCGAATGCGGAAATAACGCAGGCCACTTGCGCGCGCCTGTTGTGCCTCTTCCACTGTGTCCACCGAGGCCATGGTCAGTTTGGCAATGTCTGCGCGATGGTCCATTGGCAGTGCCTCGTTGGCCCACTGGTGCGTATAACCTGTACGGCCTGCGGCATGCGCTGTCAGGTCCTGCCACACGTAGGCGGGCACTGCGGCAGGGTCTCCGTACGTGCCAAGGCGCACCATGCGACCGGCCACCATTTGGCCTACATCAACTGGCGTTGCTGTAGGGTACTTGCCGGCCTGCATGGTCTTGAACACCACTGTTGGGCCTTGGGCCACGACCACGTAGCACGCGCCACCCAATGAGGGTCTGTGCTTGCAGTTACCGCAGATCGCGCTGTCTGCGCCTGTCTGCACTGCCAAGGTCGGACGCATGTCATCGCGCAGAATGTAGGTCTGCACCATGTTGCCTGTCTTGCGGTTACTGGAACCGAGCAGGGCCACTGCGACGATCGGTGTGCCGTCGAGCAAAGAGGGTCCGCGGTAGATTACAAAGCCGGTAGGTTTTTTCATGGTGTGCTCCTTTTGGTTGGTGATACTGTTATGGTCAACTGGGGGTGAATTGATCTGCAATGGCCTGCACGCAGGCCATCACGCATCAATTGGTTTTTACGTAGTAACCCTGCACACGTGTGCGTGGTCCGCATTTGCCAAGGTCCAACTGTGTGCCGTCGATAATGGCAAACACATGGCCTCGCATGCTGATCACCACACGTTTGTGCATGGCGCCATCGGTGCGCATAAACTGGGCCAACGTTGGCCTGTCGTCGCGCCTGATAAACGTCAGGCCCTTGCTTGCGTAGGCCCTGATCACGTCCATGCGTGGCACACCACGTCGTGGTTTGCGACCGAATGAGGCCATGGTGGCATGGGCCTCGCTGTATGGCAGGTCGAGCATGTGTGCCAGTGCACGCACTGTGCAATCACGTGCCTCGGTGTTGTGCCGGCCGTCCGGCACTGTCTTGCTGAATTTAACCATGGTCTGCTCCTTTTTAGTCTACAAAAAATCCATTACGACGGGTGATGCGGCCACCATCGGCCTTGGCGGCCGCTTCCAACTCTTTCTCGTGGCCTTGGTCCATTTTGATAGACCAACTCTGCCATGTGCGTGTGGTTTTGTCGAAACCATAGATCACGTTGTACTCGATGGGGTAATACTGTGGAATGCCGCGCAGGCTTTGCTTGAATGCTTCTAGGTGTTGCATGGTGTGCTCCTTTGGTTGGTGATACTAATATGGTCAATTGGGGGTGAATTGATCTGCAATGGCCTGCACGCAGGCCATCACGCATCCATCACTTGCTGACTGCGTAGTAGGACGTCAGGCCGTCGGCCTCTGCGCCTACGTATTCCATGCCGGCCTCGTTGGCAGGCATCCAGTCCGGAGACCGGTCGCAAAGGTACAGGTAAGCGGCACTTTTTGCCGAATTGTTTGCGCTGTAGTCAAACGGGTAACGCGCTGGCTTGCTGAAATCGTCCATGCGTTGGACCATGAAATGCGCGCCACGTGTGTTTGTGGCGGGTACGTATGTTGTCTTGACTAAAACGATCATGATGTGCTCCTGTTGGTTGGTGATACTACTATGGTCAATTGGGGGTGAATTGATCTGCAATGCCCTGACCCGCAGGGCATCACGCATCAATTATGCTTGGGTGTCGGCCTGATAGGCCGCGTCCCATGCGTCCATGAAAGGATTCACTGACCAATCCATCATGGTTTCTTCGGGCTCAAGGCCGTAGGCGCTGACCTTGGCCCATCCAACCACGTTGCCCTCGCTGTCACGCACGCGCAGGTCTGCCTCTTCCACTGATTTAACCGCGTCCATGATGGCCTTGAGGCTTGTGGATCGTTTGACCTGCCACTCTTCACCATCGAATACTGAAATAGTGCACTGTTTGGCCAATGAATACTTGATAAAGTGAATGTATGCTGTTTGCATGGTTTGCTCCTGTTTGGTTAAGTAGTCAACAGGCATTTGCCTGCTGATACTACTATGGTCATCTGGGGGTGAATTACTAAGGAAATGGTGCGCCACTAATATTAGCGAAAATGACGCTAGACAGGCATTTAGCCCTCGCGTGCGCATTGGCACTATCATATGATGATTGACCACGCAGTCTAAAAAGTGACTGAGCAGTATGCGCGCGTGCCACGCAAGCAAAATGCGTGCCATGGCCACGTTGGCATGAAACTTGCTTGGCAAGCAAGACGCGTGCCAGTCTGCCCTGACAGCCACGTTGGCATGGATCTTGCTATTAGCAATGTGCGTGCCATGCCTAGTTGGCATGGATCTTGCTATTAGCAATGTGCCTGCCCAGCCTAGTTGGCATGCTTCTTGCTAGGCAAGCAAGGTCTGTGCCTACTTGGCCTGCGTGCTGTACTGGGTAGGGTATGCCTGCCTAGGTGCTACTGTACTGGGTAGGGTATACCGCCTGAGTGGTAGGGTACCCAGTAGGGTATGCAGGATACCCCTACCAGTATGGGTATGCAGGATACCCCTGCCAGTATGGGTATGCAGGATACCCCTGCCAGTATGGGTATGCTGTCCAAGTTGGCATGAAGCTTGCTAGGGGGGCGTTGTTTTTTCGCGACACCCCATTTAGGGTCCCATCTGACCAGCGGGGCGGGGGGCCCC